CTTTGCTAAGTGACCCATCTATGGGTAAATAGAACAGCAGGGATATGTTGGTAGCTCTTCAGAAGACTGCTGTGAGGTGATCGCACTCCACTCAGGCTGCAATTGGTGCAAGACTGGAATGTCAAGTGTCTGAGTGATTCACATTGCCACATAGTGCTTAAACAACCCAAGTTGGGTGTACATGTGGTCTCTATCTAGAATTAGAGGGCTGGGGGTCATTGACTGAACTATCATTCGTGTGTTGGGACGTCGATGACTTTGTGATGCGAGCGATATGATCCGAAAAACATACCAAACCAAACTAACAATTAATGTCTAAGTTGATTAGTGAGGACGCCCCCTCTGTGGATAGCGGGGCTAGCGGCAACAGCAAAGTAGTTGCATCGGAACGAACAAAAGCCGGCGGGCTCAAAACGCAGTCGAGCTTGCCTTCACCGGCCGGCGCGCGCACCGTTAAACCCAGCACGTCGAAACACGTGGAAAGGTCTAACAGTGGAGGCTCAAAGCCGAGAGATATTAAGCCTAAACAGCCCAAATTCTCTAAAACGTCGAAGATCTCAATAGACAAAAGTGTGCATCAGTTCAGGATGACGGAGGTCTATAAGAAAGCAATCGGGGCTACTTTTCGCGATAAAGCAGCGCTTGATCGGTTTAATAACTGGGTCAAGAAGAATAAGTCGCAGATAGAACCGGGCGCTTTCTCTTTGTGTGAGAATTGCGGACATATTCCAGAAGATTTGGAGGTCTGTGATTGTTATATAAGACCAGCAAAGGAGAATACTGATGTGGAATCAGATTCACTTTTTGTCCCAATGAAGGAATCGGCGGTTGTTTGGCGTTCCACCTGGCTGGATGGCGTCAAACAATGGTTTATAAGACCAAAATTGAATCTCACCAGCTTTGAGAACCCACATGTCGGGGGTTTCTCAAATGAGCTCATCACCTCAGATGTGCTCATACAAGATCTGTACACTTACCTGCTGCTTCGGAGGAAAGCAGACTATGTGGTAGATGGAATCGATGATCGGCGCGCTCGTGTTAACCATTTCACGACCTTGGCCCAATCTTGGCTTCTGGAACATAAGCAGAAGTTCGTTGGTCAACAATTGGAATTGCCACGCAGAGTGGCGTTCACAATTCAGCGTGCCGCCGATGACCCTGTACACGACATACTCCTCACAAGAACAGACCCAGTCAAGAACAAATTTTGGCAGTATTTTTCTCTAGCCCGCATGGCTGCCAAGATGAGTTGCAACAAGCGCTTGATCATAATGTTAACACCGGTTCTCATAACTATGTTACCGGCCCGTTTGAGATTAAAGATCTACAGTGCGTTGCTGAAGCCGATCCTTTCGTACCTGAGACGACATCTTCAGGCATCAGGGGAACTTTTGCTGACTGGAAGCGCGCTCGCATTAAGGCAAATCATAATACTCTTGATAAACTTTGCGCGCCTAGTCATAAGCGGTATTTCAAGTGGGGTGGTTTCCCAACTCCCCTCAACAACCCAACTACCGTTTATGGAAACTGCTGCCACAACGTCTTCGATTCATTGCACAAGCGCTATCTCAAAGATACTGCGCCCTCTCAAGACGTTGATTGGCCACTCGTTCAGCGAATTTGCGAATCATTGGCTGGACGCCTCATCAAAGGACACCTTAGCGGATCTGCAGCTGCGGATAGCTATGACAACCTTGGTGGGTTGAAAAATTGGGTTGAAAATAAGACTGGAAAAATAGGTCAGCGGACACGTAAGGCATACCGCGAGATCTATGACAAAGGCTTCCAGTTTGGTAGAGATTCAGCAATCAAGGCCTTTGTTAAACTCGAACGATACTTTGAAGAAGGTAAGGCGCCTCGCATGATCATGGGGCGCGACCCAAAGTTTAACGTTCTTTACTCCCAGTTCATTGAACCGTACGAAAAGGCGTTCTTTTCATTAGAGCAAGTTGCAAATGCTTGCGATTTTGAGGAATGTGGACGTAAATTCGCCAAATTACTAGGTGCGTGGATGGGTGAAAACGACATGAGCAAGTTTGAGGCAACTCAATGGTTCAAGTTGTTATTCATCGAGTTCTATGTAATGTATTTGTTTTTGGTGATTTACCTCAAATTTGACGAGGATGTGTTTGTGAGAGTATTTGCTGAAAAATGCATTAAAGACGTTAAAACTGGAGTGGGAATCTCAGCCTACTTCTTGTATTGTAGAGGATCGGGGGATATGGATACCAGCTGTGGTAATGGCACTATAAATTATGTTACCACGCAGTATTTCCTGATTAAGAATTTTTGCCCTAAGTGCCAACTGGACAATTGTAGTGAGCCAGGTTGTATGAGCTTTTCATTCGTTTTGAAAGGCGATGATTCATACTTCAAAATGCCATGTGGTGCGAAACCACACAACTACTATGCTCAATTTGGGCTCGACGCCAAACTCATAGTGCGTGAAGAGCCCGAGAAAACGGAATTTTGTTCCGGTAAGTTTGTAGAGTATCAGCGGGGGAAGTATATATATGTTCAAAAACTTCAGAAACTGTTAGATAGTCTTCAAACGTGTATCAATAGTGATTTTGTTCGACGCGGCTGTGTTGGACAATATTACAGATCACTAGGGATGATGTACAAGAAATTGTATGGGAATCTCCCCTATTACCGTGACATTGCCGATTTTCTCTGCCGATCGTCCAAACATGGTCTGCAGGTTGAATTAGTAGATAGTTGGAATCTCAAGATGGCATTTGCTGCCGAGCATAGCACTTTTGAAGTTGATGAGTCTTTGGCCACGCTTTCGATCAGCGAGGTCAACGAATGGACTTACTCCGACCTTGAACGGCTTAAAATCTGGTGCCGTACTCACACACTAAAATTGCCGGTTCATCTAGACAAGCGTTACACACCACCGCGTGTCAGAAAGACCGACCCACAATTGCCAGACATGCATTATTCTGATATCAACACGGCTTGTGCGCAAAAGCCTTCTAAAGATGTTATGAGGATAATGCATAAATTGAAAGGTTCGCTCAAAAGTTGGGTCTCTTCCAATACTAGCAGGCAGAGATAGAGCAACCAGCGCCGTCATCGGGGAAACAATAGATGACGTTAAGCCACACCTGCGTTGCAGGCATGCGGGCG